GGTCAAGGGTTCCGTCCAGCAGGGATTCGTAGCGGCACAGGCCTTCCATCACCGGCAGCAGAACCCAGTCCTCGCCCCCGGGGAGGGAGTCGAGCGCGACGGTTACGCCCCGGCCGGGCTGCCCGGGCGCGGGCCGGTAAGCAGTCCGGCCAAAGTAGGGCCCAGGCTGAGGATGATCACGCGCACCGCCAGCTGCAGCATCACGCCCAGGTCGATGTCGTCGAACATCGGGGTGTTGTGCTGGCCGCTCCAGATGGACGACCAGGTGGTGCCTTGTTGCCGCTGCACGACCGACAGGCAGGTGCTGAGCACGAACTCTGCGGCCTCGTTGGGCATCTCGGCGATCGCTTCGGTGAACGGAGACAGGGCCTCGGCCGTGGCGTCCAGGTTGGCAGTCAGCGGCGCGGCGGCGCCGTCCTGGCTCACTGCGGCACCTGCTTGCAGCCGCGTGAACACCGGCACCAGGGTCGGGATGATCGGTGCGACCTTGCGAGACAGGTGGAACTGCTGCATGGCGGGGATCTTGCCGACCCGGTAGGTGTGGCCGGCCAGTTCGAATTCGTTCATCAGAAGGTACCCAGGATGGAATCGATCTTGATGACGTCGAACACCCACTCAACGATGTCACCGTCCTTCTTGTAGCTGAGGTCCGGACGCTTCTTGAAGGCGCAGGACCGGCAGGTCGTGACATCGCCGGAGACCGAATGGGTGACGGTGATCAGGTTCTGTCCCCAGGCCGCCGAGCTGAGCGACTGAGCGTCGTAGAGCGCCATCAGCTGGGCGTTCTTGGGCGAGGTCTTCAGGAAGCGGAGGGTGACCGTCCCCGACTTGTCCCCGCGCAGCGAGTGCATACCCTCGCCGTCGGCACCGATCATCATGGTGTTCTTGTCGCCGGCGGGCGTGATCGTGATGCCCTCCTCCGAGTTACCGGAGCCGGCGCCGAGGTCCAGAACGGCCCCGGCGCCAACCAGCGTGGCGTTCACATCGAGAAAGCTGTAAGTGCCCATTGGTCATGGCTCCGATCAGCGGTTGACGTTGATGATGACGTCCACGAAGTGGACGGCGCCGGCCAGCTTGACGGCGACCTGGATGACAGGCGCCTTGCGTGCTTCACGGTCGGCCTGGGACTGGGTTTCCACCGGCGGCGCGTAGACGTAGTAGCCCTTGGAGAGGTACTGGCCCGACACCAGCGCACCGAACGACGGGCCGTTCCACTGCCCGGGCGCGACGAGTCCGTTGGTCACGGCCTGGTCCAGGCGGCTTTCGATGGTGGCCAGGATGCGGTTGATACCCCCGTTGGTCTGGGGAATCTTCGTGGTGTCGGTGTAGAGCAGGTTCCAGACGGCGGTCTGAACGTCGTTTTGCAGCCAGTCCAGCCCGTGGATCTCGTCGAAGAAGGTGCCGTCCGCCATCGTTCCTTCCTGGATGATCGCGGTGTCGTTGTTGTAGTTGACGAAGACGTTGCCGTTGTTGGCCTTCAGCGCGGCGGCCTGGGTGGTGTTCAGCCCTTCGGCGGCGATGCCGGGCTCCTGCTTGAACTTCAGCGTGATGGTGGTGTTGTTGCCCTGGAAGTTCACCGTGAACGCCCGGCCGAACATCGACGCGGTCGCGTACGGGGTGGCGCTGGAGTACTGCCAGAAGGTGCGCTTGAGGTTGGCCTGCTTGAGCTTGGCGCCGATGTGGGTGGTGCTGGTGGGGTCGAGGGCCAGGCTGCTCTGGGTGGTCACGCCGAAGATCCGCGACTGCCCGAGGCTTTCCACCAGCTGCGCAACGCTGAGCACGTCGGCATCGGCCAGGCTGGCGTCGGCGACCTGCAGGCCGTACCAGTCATTGGACAGGGTGGCCAGGTCGGTGACGGCGTCCAGCAGGGTTTCGGCGGCTACGCCGTTGACCGGGACGGAGGCCACACCCGTGATCAGGCCCATTAGGGTCGCCACGTCGGTACCCGATGCCGGCGGCTCGCCATAGCTGATGGTGGAGGTGGCACCGGTAGTGGCGCTGGTGATCTCGAAGCGGCGATAGGCCGCGTTCCAGACGCAGGTGCCGGCGGCGGCCAGCTTGGTGGTCAGCACCGAGGCCACGCCGTTGAGGTTGGTGGCGCCGGAAAAGTCGATGCCCGACAGGGTCTTGAGCGTGCCGTCGATGGTGATCTTCATGCCGCCGGCCGTCACGGCGGTGAAGTTCGCCATGGCCTGCTGGGCGGTAGAGAGCACGCCGCCCTTGAGCAATGCTGCGGTGGCGGTCTTGGCCCACCGCCCGATGTACACCAGGCTCGGCTGGGGCGACTGGGCGAAGAAGTAGTTGGCGGCCAGGTACTCGGGCGCGGTGTTGCCGAAGTCGGTCAGGACGCCTTCGATGTTGCTGTACTGGCGGATGCGCTCGGTCACATCGATCACCGGCGAAGAGCCGAGGATCAGCAGGGCACCGAAATCGCGGGTAGCGGCTGCCTTCGGAGACAGGACGATCTGGACTTTGACGACGTCCGAAACGGCGAGAGTCTGCATGGATTTCTCCGGGTTGTTCAGTCGGAGCTGAACACGGGGTCAGCCGACAGGATGTTGAGCACCGGGTAGGTGCGTTCGGTCTTCCGGCGCAGCCGGAGGGTCATGTCGTAGCGCCGCACCCACTGCTGGTTGACCAGCTCCGGGACGGCGATGGGGGGTAGCGCTTCGATGAAGGAGAATCCTTGCGCCCTCAGCGCCTCGCCGTTCTGGGGGATGGTGATGCCGTCGGCAAGCCGTTGGGCGTAGCCCTGGGCCGCCGGCCCGTAGAAGGTCGCCAGCACGCGCAATTCCTGGTGCCGGACGTAGACATCGACGCCCTGGCCGTTCGGGTCATGGGTGATGGCTGGGTTCGCATCCTGCACGGTCTCGGTCACGCCGATCGCGCACCAGTCGGTGGTCGGTTCCGGCTGCTTGGGGTTCCCGGGCTGCCAGCGTGGTCGAACCATCCTTCCGGGCATCCCGGTGATGCCTACGACCATTGCCTGCAGGATGTCCTCGAGGTCGGTATCGCACGCAGGCGCGCCCACCGGCGCGAGGTACCCGCCGGTTGCTGAGGTGTTCGCCATGGGTTATCCCGCCAGAGGGAGAAGGTCGCAGGAGGCGGCAACGAAGCCGCGGCCGAAGTGGCTGTAGTCGTTGACGTTGGCGACGGTGTAGTCCTTGCCCTGCCAGGTGACCACATCGGCTATCTGGTCGGGGCCATTGCCGGCCTGCAGCCGGAAAATGGTGTGGATCGTGATGGAGCCCTTTTTGCGCTCGCCGCCGGCCAGGCGCTCCAGGATGTCGCCCTTGTCGCTGGTGACGACACCCGCGAACGTGGTGGAGGTGACCGTGTTACTGGCCCTGCCGTTGTCGCCGATGTCCTGGGTGAAGCGCTTGCAGACCAGGCCGGTATCCATGAAATCGGGGTCCAGCAGGATGTCGGTCACGTCGAGCTGAGCCATGGTCAATCCTTCTCGCGGATCACGTAGGTGATGGAGTCGCGCAGCTCGCCGGTATCCACCAGTGGCTGAGTGCGGGTTCGCCCCTTGCGCCGGCGGGCGGCGATGGTGGCCGGCGCGAGCGCCTCATGCTGACCGCTGTTGAGCTGGTACCGAGCGGCGGACTGGGCAATCAGCCCGGCTCGATTCAGCTGGCCGTCCACCACCTCCTGGTTGCCACGAAGGGCGGCCCGGGCGGCAGCCTGCATGCAGTCGCCCACGCGCTCCTCCACGGACTGGACACCAGGCACGAGGAACGGGCGCGCGGGGATGTTGCTGGCCGGCGCCCCATGCTCGTGGATGTAGCCGAGCTGTGCGTTGTTGATCGGCTGGCCCGGCTCATCCTCGCTGCGCGAGGCATTGCTGGAGGGAATCCCCACCAGCACCTCCCGGCCGACCAGGTTCTGGATGGAAGCCAGGACTGCCGCCAGGTTGTCCTGCACGATAGGCCCGCTCACAGCTGGATACCTCCGCTACCCACCATCCGGGCCAGCTGCAAGAACTGGATGCCGTAGGTGGTCAGGTTGAAGAACCCGCCGTCGGCCAGCGTGACGGCGCCGCTGTCGTAGCCGGCGCTGACCTTGTCCACGGCCTTGCTGGAGAGAGGCCCCTTGACCTGGCCCGGAGCACCGCCGACAGAGGCCACTGCCTGGTTCTGCGCGGCGAGCGTCAGGTTGTGCGCCACGAACAGTTCCAGGCCCATGTTCAGGTAATCGCACCAGCGATCCTCGGGGAGGGTCTTGATGGCGATGCTGAGCCAGAAGTTCACCGCCGAGTCGGGGTACTTGGTGGCATCCGCGAACTCGGGGAAGTCTTGCCGGAACTGGTTGGCGTCCATGGATCAGGCCTTCTTGTCCGCCTCCGCCTTGGCCTTCGCCTCGGCTTCAGCCTTTGCTTTTGCTTCAGCCTCAGCTTTCGCCTTGGCCTCTTCTTCAGCCTGGGCCTTGGCTTTGGCTTCCGCCTCCGCCTTGGCCTTCGCCTCGGCGTCGGACTTCTTCGCCTTCACCGGTTCCAGGTGAGCCTTGACGAACCAGTGATCGACGAGCGTGTCGTCGATCTCCTGGGTGCCGGCCTCGAACTCGACCACGCCGTCGGGGGTGTTGAGCTTGAACGGCTTCAGTACGTTGCGCTCTGCCATGTCGGTCTCCTCACACGCCGTCGCGGTAGCCGATGGTTTCCGGATACACGAACTCCACCACGCCGAGACGGCCGTAGTAGGTGGTGATCTGGCGAATGCCGCGGTACTCCAGCGGGGTGCGCTGCAGCGGCACCAGCGGGAAGCGAACGCGATCCTTCTCGTTGGTGTAGGCCACCATGCGGTTGGTGCTGGAGGTGCCGCGCCCGGTCAGCCACTTCAGCGGCTGGATGTTGAGCGGCTGGCCGTTGACCGCGTTGGACAGACTGTTGATGCGCAGGAACTCAAGGACCGAGATGTTACCGGCGCTGGAAACGATGCGGCTCACCAGGCGGCCGTAGTTGAGCGGGTCGATGCGCAGCTCACGCGGGCATACCGCGAAGCCAGAGGCAGCC